AATCACCTGCTTAGTGGTAGTGGCGTCGGTCACCTTCGACATGTTGTTGCTGACGTACACATCGAAGCGATCGAGCATACCCACCTTGCCGTTGCGGAATACCGAGGTGGTATCACCCATGGCACTCGCGTCGCGCAGATCTGACTTTTTGAGCATGCCGTTCATCCATGCTGGAATCACAATCCAACGCTGATCATCCGGCACGTTTTGCTCATCGAGAACCGAGCCACAATCCACAATCACATCAAGGATGTTGGTCTTGGACACATCCACGGGAGCGCCCGCATCCCCCATCTCGTAACTGCCTGATTCACGGCCAGCCCCATTGCCAGCATTCTCGGCAGCTGTATCGGCAAATACGTCACCGAGAATCACCTTGTCGATGGCAATCTTCATCTGCTGGCCAGCATCGTCTGACCAGTTATCCATCAACTTGATATCGGCCTGATATTCGTCAACGTTGTTCACTTCAAAGGCAAAATACTTTGCCTTATCAATGTGCAGCTCGACCTTGTCGCTGGTTGGTTTTTCGTAGTTGAGACCACCGCCAACTTCATAATCACGAATCGTGATTGACGGTGTGGTGCGGATCATCACCGTGTCGCCTTGTGACTTAATCTCCCCTTCGTAATCTGTATTGGAAATTTCTGCGAAACACGTTCGCGTATACAGCTTTTCAATCATTTTTCCCGACCAGACCTGCGGGATAAACCCGGAGGCGGACGTGCTGGAATAGTCGGGATGCAATGCGTCGCGTGCTGGACCTGCCATTAGAATACCCTCTTATCGCCTCACGGCGAGGAATCGGAACCGCCAGCCGGATTATCGAATCCGGCCTTCTTTTTGGGCGGCGAAAATATCGGCTTCCAGGCGTTGCGCTTCGTCAGCGGAGTAGCGACCAGCGGTTTTGTCACGGTAGAACTGAGAAATCTCGGCCCCCGTCCACAATTTTTCGCCTTGAGACTGCGGCGTTTGTGTTGCTTTCGTGGTGCGTGGATCCACTTGCTCATCCGGTACTGCGCGCTTCTCCGGTGGCTTAGTCGCTGCCTGATTCAGATAGAGCTTGAAAACGTCGGCCACCTCTTTGGCGTTTAGGTTCTGCTGCGCCTGGCTAAGTACATGCTGATACTGCTTACCCGATTGAGGGTCGAACGTACTGAGGAACTGCAGAAACGCGGGATCACTATTGACCTGCCGAAAGCTGGGTACCGCCTGTTCCAGGTTCATCCAAAAGCGTGCTTCAGCGTCTTCGTGCTTCTCGGTTTCGAGGCGGTCTAGGCGCTCTTGCAGCTCTTTGGTATTGCCGGAATCAGTCGGCGCTGCTTTCTGCTGGGTCATACGCTCAATAAACGTCACCAGGTCTTCGCCATACTCCTGCTTGAAGTGGGCGAGCTGTTCATCAGTAATGCCGCTGTTATCGGGCGATTTCTGATCCTGCGTTTGCAGTTGCCGGTCTTTATCAGCAACCTGCTCTTTCAGCTGTTCGATCTCTTGGCGCAGCGCTGGGAGCTCGCTGTTGTACTTGCCCTGAAGCACTTGAAAGCGGTGTTGCCAATAAAGGGCGTCTTGGCTTTCTGGCTTGGGCTCGTCTTTCGTCGGTTCAGCGGATTGCGCTTCGGGCTTGGCGGTGTCCGGCTTCTCAGTGTCGCGTGGCGGGTTTTGCTCGCTGTCAGGAGCCGTTGCCTTGTCGGCGTCGGGGTTCGCTGGCTCGCGCTCAAAGTGCTGTGCGGCGGCGGCAACTTGTGCCTGAACGGACTGGGGTAATGACATTTCAACTCCTATGACGCCTCTCGGCGTGTCTGTGAGCCGGTCAGTGCCGGGGTTCACGATTCGGGTAACGGGTTCAACCTGCAGTGTTGAGCGTTGCCCACAAAAAAACCGCCTCAATGGAAGGCGGCTTGCTTGTGAGGCCGGGCAGTACCCGGCTATTTGAAACGCGTGTCTATTACGTCGCGTGCAGTTTGCAGCTTTTCGATCAGGCCAGCCAGCACAGTAGCCTCACCCTGCTTGCGCGCAATCTCGTTACTGTCGCGGCATTGCTCCAGTTGGTTGCGACAATCCTCGCGCTGGGACTTGAGGATATCCAGTAGGTGCTGGCCCTCTGGGCTGCTGTTGATTCGCGACAGGGCTTTCCATTGCGGCTCGTTCATTCTGGCCTCTCTGCGTTTCGGCAATAAGCTTGGCAATCTCTGCCAGCAAGTGCTGGGCATCCAATGGCGCCATTTGCTGTGCGATCTGGGTTTCAGATTGGGTTTCTGCCGCGTCAGCGCCATACTTCTGCGCCTGAGCCTGTTTTACTGCCACCTCGGCTTGGGCTTTTGCCTGCTCAATCTGTTGTTGGGCCTCTAGCTGCGCTTGCTGTGCCTTCTGCTGCTCGGCTAGGTTCTGCTCCATTTGCTCCTGGGTTGGAATCAAGCCGGGCATATCCAGCTTCTCAGCTACGCTATCCAGCAGTTTACGACGCCCTTCCATGCCCACAATGCCCATATCGATATCGTTGGCTGTGAGCTGCAGGAACTGCTGGCGAAGCATGTTGGTCTGCTCACGAATCAACATCGCAGAGCTACCACGCGCGACAACGTTGCAATCGCCCTTGATGCTGGGGTCTTCGCTGTACTGCATGTTGTAGAGCCACAGCGCCTCAATCACGCGGCGTAACACACCACGGTCAATGTGCCGGATGGCGTCTTTGATACCCTTATTCGCCGACTCCATGAGCATGGACAGGCCACTGGCAGTATTACCAGCACCACCAACGTTCTCATTGCCGTAAGTGTAGCGGGGAATATTGGTGGCATCGTCAGCACGGCGCTCAAACTGCTCATAAACCGACAGCAATTCAGCTGCGTTGCTGCTCGGCTGAAAGAATCGGATAGCTGCGTTGTTGCCAGTTACCTGGCTGTCTCTGGTACGCCAAATCTTCCATGGATAGATGTTCGTCGGGTCTTCTTGCGGCTGCAGGCGATCTTCATACACCTCCACCTGAGGACCTGAGGAAATAGCGAGGTTGTTGACCAAGCTGCGTGCCGTCGCATTACACACATCTTGAATATCGGCCATGAGCTCGGGGATAGCTTGGCCCCAGAAACTGCCCGGTACTGGCTGATAACTGGCCTTGTGATAGGGTCGGCGCTCTAGTGGGTCACGATTAATGCGAACCCGAATAACGTGCTGGCCAATCAAGATGGCCTCAATCTCATACTCTGCCAGTGGGTCTTCAATATCGTCAGGATTTACACCCCACTGCAGCAGCGTGACGCCCTGGGCGCCCCCGGAATAAATCAGCCCATCAATGGTTTCACCGTGGGTAAGCCACTCATGGCCACGCCCCTCTAGCTCTGCACGCTCACCATCCGTCCACAGCCAGTCACGCAGCCCGCCCCGGCCGTACTGCTCAAGCACGCGACGAATCGACTCTTCGTTGAATGACGGCACACCGATCAACTGGTTCAGCTGCAGGCGGGTAAAGCGTGCCCGCTCAATGATGAAGGCTCCGTCATCGATATTAGTAGCGTCAGGACTCGGGTACATATCGAACGGGGATACTCGCTCAAACTCTGGCCGTATCGTTGAGCTCTTAACCGGCTGCCATCCCTCTAACCATTCCAGCGTAGGCACACGGCGAAGGATCGGCGCACGCACAAACGCAGCGGGATAGGTCACAAAATCATCAACGAACTGCTCAAACGCTTCAGACCAACCGCCCTCTGCCAGCTGATCAGCAATGACGTCTTCGTGACGCTCGGCAGCCTCCTCCGCTTTCTCCTGAGCCATTTGCCGTACTTGCTCGCGCGCCTGCTCGATGAGCGCTGCCATATCCACCTGCTGACCCTGCTGCTGCGCCTGCATCGCTTGCTGCTGGAGCTGCTGAAACACGGGCATAACGTACTCATCGGGCACGTCGGCGACTGGCGTTGGCTGCAACCCCCATGGCTGCTCATTGGCAGGCATCATGATGTCGCGTATCCAAGCCCCGGCAGCGCGGCACTTGGTAGCGGTGAGCATCATGTAAATCTCAGTACCGCCTTCCTTACGAATCGCGGCCAACTTATTAGGGTCGTACTCCCCTTTACGGCGGCGCAGACAATCCAGAAGACGATATTCGACCTCCTGTTTGGCTGTTTTGGCTGACTCCCACGAACGGCGAATATGCGCACCCAGAGACGACTCCATCAATTGGCGGCGGCGTTCTTCCTCCACAGCCATTCGCTGGGCTTCAGCAGCTTGTTCGGCGTGCATTTCCGACGCTGACTTGTACTGCAGTAGTCCCAAACTAGCCATTAGCGGCACCCTGGGTTATCGCCTTGTAGATAGCGGCATCGGCAGCACGCTTATGGGTACGCATCCGCTGCACGTTTCGTCGCATCGGCCCGAGCTGCTTGAACAGGTCGGTGATATAGCCAGCAGGGTCGTCAAGGAATTCCAGCAGCTTGACGTTAAACGTCACGCCCATGTTGCCCTCGACCTCAAACTGCAGGCGCATGCCTGGCTCTGGCGTCGTGAT